CTGACGCACAATGGCGAAGTCGTCGCTGGTCCTTTTACCGGCTTCGGCGGCAGCGGTGGCGGAGGCGGTGGTGGCGGTGGTAGTACAAACACTGCCGTTATCAGCATGACGAATACCACTGGCTGGGTGAGCCGAACTATTTCATCAGGGTCGTCGGTAACACTGAGCTTTGAGTGGTCTTCCATTGAGGATCAGATGCCCACTGGGAACGGGAATCTGGTAGTTCGTGTCAACAGCACGACAAAAGCCATGCTGGATGTGCAGCAGGGCGCGGTTTCCGTGGAGATTGGCGAATATCTGTCCCTTGGCATGAATAACATCCAGGTGAGCATCACCGATTCCTATGGAAACAGCCGGGTGAAGAATTTCACGGTCAATGCGGTGGAGCTGTCCATCACCAGCTCCTTTGATGATTCTGAACCGCAACAGGGCGTTCTGGCTTTCCCGTATACGCCTGTTGGCGCGGTGAGCAAGACGGTGCATTTCATTCTGGACGGGACAGAATTGAGCACTGCGACTACATCGGTTTCCGGCAGACAGCAGTCCTATATCATTCCACAGCAGTCTCATGGCGCGCATACGCTGCGGGTGTATTTTGACGCTACGATCAATGGAGTGCAGGTTCGCTCCAATGAGCTGTATTACGAAATCATCTGGCTGCGTATGTTCGATAACACACCGATCATTGCTTCCAGCTATGACGCCCTCAACGTGATGCAATACACCACGGTCAATATTCCATATACCGTATATAATCCGGCATCGCAGGTCAGCAGTGTGGAGATCAGCGTTGGAGACAAATTGATCTCTGCCATCTCTGTGGACAGAAGCCAGCAGGTGTTTTCCTATCGGATGGACAACCCCGGAGAGCAGGTGGTTACCATTGTATCCGGCGTTGCATCGAAAACGATCACCCTGAATGTGACGAAAGCGAATATTGATGTGGAAGCGGAAACAGAGAACTTGGCTCTGTACCTTTCTTCCGCAGCCCGCTCCAATAATGAGGCGGAACCAGGACAATGGGGATATGAAGATATCGCCGTTCAGTTCTCCGGTTTTAACTGGACGAGTGATGGCTGGCAGCTGGATCAGGATGGCGTCACTGCGCTGCGTATTGCAGGAGACGCACGGCTGTATATCCCATATGAGATTTTTGCTCGTGACTTCCGTACTACAGGTAAAACCATAGAGATCGAGTTTGCTACCCGTGAAGTGCTGGACTATGACGCGGTGATTCTGTCCTGCCTGTCAGATGGGCGAGGCATTACCATGACAGCCCAGGGCTGCACGCTGTTCTCAGAACAATCGAGCATTTCCATGCAGTTCAAGGAAGAAGAGCATGTGCGCGTTGGATTTGTAGTAGAGAAGCGGAGCGGCTTCCGGCGGATCTACTGCTATATCAACGGTTTGCTCTCGGGCGTGATTCGGTATCCGGACGGAGACGACTTCTCGCAGTTTGATCCCGTGGGCATCTCTGTTGGAAACAGCGGATGCACGATTGATCTGTACTGTATTCGCGTGTACGACAACGACCTGACTTCCCGGCAAATGCTGGATAACTGGATCGCTGATACGCAGGATGGCGTGGCTATGCTGGAAAGATATGCCCGGAACAATGTGTATGATGAATACGGGAATATCGTCATCAGCAGGCTGCCCAGCAATTTGCCCTATATGGTGCTGGAATGCCCGGAACTTCCTCAGTACAAAGGTGACAAGAAAACGATATCCGGATCATATACGGATCCGCTCAACGCGAACAGGTGTTTCACCTTCACAGGCTGTCAGGCGGATGTGCAGGGTACTTCTTCACAGTATTATGAACGGAAGAATTACAAGCTGAAGTTCAAAAACGGGATCATCAACAATAACGGTGTGACGGTTGAGTCCTATCAGCTTCGGGATGATTCCATTCCGACTAATGCTTTCTGTATGAAAGCGGATGTGGCTTCCTCCGAAGGCGCAAACAACGTGGAACTGGCGATTCTGTATAACGACACCTGCGTTTACAAAACGCCGGCACAGGTGGAAGATTCACGCGTGCGGCAGGGCATAGACGGTTTCCCGATCGTGATTTTCTGGCATGACACCGTTCATGATACCACAACCTTCCTGGGGAAATATAACTTCAATAACGATAAGGGTACCGAGGAAGTATTCGGTTTCGTTGACGGCGACGAATCCTGGGAAGTGAGGAACAATACCGGCGACCGAGTGCTGTGGAAATCAGATGATTACACGGGTACCGACTGGCTTAATGACTTCGAAGCCAGATTCCCGGACACGGATCCTCCATATGCGGATAGCAGTCAGCTGGCGGAGTTTGCAGCATGGCTGAAGAGTACGGACCCAGAACAGGCAACAGGCGTAACGCTTGGCGGGACAATCACTGTCGATGGAAAAGCCTATAAGAAGGACACAGCGGAATTCCGGAAGGCAAAATTCAGAGCAGAGCTGGGCGACTATGTGGAAACACAGTCAGCCCTTTACTATTACCTGTTTACAGAGCTTTTCCTGATGGTGGACAGCAGGGCAAAGAATATGTTCCCGTCCTTCATAGGAACCAGTCTGACAGAAGAGGAGGAATCTGGATGATAACTGCAATGCAAAGCTGTGAGAAAGGAGAACCCGGATGAGGAAGAAAGTCGTATTCCTTCCGTATGACTTCGATACGGCGATCGGCATTAACAACGAAGGTTCCCTGGTATTCTCCTATAACCTGGAGGATATTGATCACACAGAATCCGGTGCGGATATCTTCAATGGCCAGCAATCGGTGCTGTGGAAGAATCTCCGAGAGATGTTCCCAGATGAGTTGCGGACAATGTATCAGCAGCTCCGCTCCACCGGTGCATTATCGTATGCCAAAGTGGAAAAGGCCTTTGAAGATCATCAGGCGAAATGGCCAGAGGCGATTTTCAATGAGGACGCCTGGTTCAAATATCTGGCGCCACTGGAAGAAAAAGGATCGGAAGCCTATCTGGCAATGCTGCAGGGCAGCAAGGCAGAACAGCGGAAATGGTGGCTGTATAATCGGTTCCGGTATATGGACTCTAAATATAATGCTGGGGACAGCCTGACGGATGTTATCACCCTGCGCGGATACGCCAAGAGCAATATCGACATCACTCCGTATGCGGATATCTATGCGACGGTCAAGTTTGGATCATACCTGGTGCAGACCAGGGCTAATCATGGAGAAACCTATGAGGTTGTCTGTCCTTTGGATAACGTAAATGATACGGAAATATACATCTATTCAGCTTCCCAGCTGGCGGATGTAGGCGATCTTTCAGGGCTGAAGGTTGGCTTTGCTGAATTTGTATATGCCACGAAACTTCAGCGGCTGAAGCTGGGGGACGCCAGCTCTTCCTATTCAAATGGCAACCTGAATACTCTTTATCTGGGCAATAATACGCTGCTGAAAACCCTGGACGTTCGCAACTGCGTGGGGCTGGGGACAGGCGATCAGAAAACAGTCGATCTTTCTGGCTGCACGGGAATTGAAGAGGTATATTTCGATGGAACGCAGATCACGGGTGTGTCTCTGCCCAACGGTGGCGTGCTGAAGAAACTCCATCTTCCGGGAACGATCACATCTCTGGCTATCCTGAATCAAACCGGCATCACCGATTTCACCTGTCCGGACACATCGAATATCTCAACGCTTCGGCTGGAGAACGTGCCCCAATCCTTCAATACCATGGGCATTGTCAATTCCATTGCCCCCGGTTCCCGTATCCGGCTGTTCAACTTCCACTGGGAGCTTCCTGATCTGGAAGGGCTGGCAACCATGCTTGATAGGCTGGATACCATGCGCGGACTGGACCAGAACGGCAATAATACGGAGAAGCCTCAGCTGTATGGGTCGATCAACGTGCCTTACGCAACAGGCGACGTCATGTATCAATGTCGTCAGAGGTATCCGGATGTGACCTTCACCTATGATCACGTGACGGCGACGATTTACTATCATAACCGGGATTCGATTATCAGCCAGGAAACGGTCATTGACGGCGCGAATCCGACGAACGTTCCGAGACCCACCTACAGCGATGCGCAGTACTATTACACTTTTACCGGTTGGTCATCCTCCAACAACGATATAGCGGAAGAGGACATCCTGCGTGGTGTGGAAATTGATAAGCACGTATATGCCGCTTACGATAAGGTGATCAGGAAGTATACAGTGCGCTTCTTCAACGGAACCACGCTGCTTGCCACATTCGAGAATGTGCCGTATGGGACGACTGTAGAATTCAATACGATTCCGGAATACTACGAGCCTGAAGACTCCGTTGACTGGAATTTCATCGGATGGACTAATGACGCGACGACAACCCCGATCACCGGGAACACCGACTGCTACTCCGATTGGCGCTATGTCGGCTACTATTACAAGAAGTATCTGGCCGGTTCCCTGGCAGAATACGATGACACGGATGGCCTGATCACCTATGTGGGTGAAAAGGCGCTGTATGGCTATGCCACTCTTAAGAAGATTTCTCTGCCGGCGGCAGAAAGCGTATTTGCCTATGCCTTCCAGAATTGTAGTGAACTCAGAGAGATCAGTCTGCCCAATGTGCTTACGGTCAACGGTAACGCCTTCGCTGGATGTTCTCAGAACGTGCAATCTGCTGTCCTGAATCTTCCACGGACTACCAACTTCGCTGACAGCGCGTTGGCCAGCAGCGGATTCACGGAGATCAATCTGCCGGAGTTGGTAAGCGTTCCGCAGTATATGTTCCGAATGAATTATAAGCTGGAGCATGTCAGCCTGCCCAAGGCTTCTACGCTTGGTTATGCCGCCTTTGAGCTGTGTCAGGTATTGGAAGAACTCAGCCTGCCCAGGCTGGCTTCTATTCCGAAATACGCTTTCCTGAATTGCCGTGCCTGTACAAGCTTCAATCTGCCGCTGGTGGAAGAAGTCGGAGAACAGGCGTTTGAGAATTGTAATGCGGTAACAAGATTGAATCTGCCCAGGGCTCGAAAGCTTGCGACGAAGGCGTTCAACAATATGCCGGCACTTAAATGGCTGCGCATTGGTGGAATTGCCAGCGACAATCTGCTGAAGTACGCCAGCGTGTTCAACAACAGCAACGCACTCGAAACGATCATCCTGGACGGCGTAACGGCTGTACCGGAAATCCTGATCACTACCTTCAACGGTAGTGCGGTGGCTGCGGAAACCTGCTATATCTATGTTCCCGCGAATATGGTGGCAGCTTTCCAGGCATCAGAGAACTGGTCAACATACGCAAATCAGATCAGGGCGATTGAGGATTATCCCGATCTGTACGACGAAGGGGGCGACGAATAATGTCGAGACTGCTTGACAGGTTTACAGACGCACAGCTGATGACGATGCTGATTCAGCGGGACTTCTCCGCGGTGAACAAGGTGATTGAGGATGATGATATCAAGGAGCTGGGCCGTGCGTTTTACGGAAGCCTTGATACAGAACTGACGCTCCGCTTTCCGAATCTGACGAAACTCAATGATTATGCGCTGACGAACGCGAAGGTGACTGTGGATATCGACTTCACAAAGCTTACGTCCATTGGAAATTACGCTCTGAACTATTTTGATGGAGCGGGCGTGCCAAAGGATCTTGTGCTGAGCAGCATGACGCAGGTTGGCAGCAACGCTTTCATGTATATGGACGCCGGCGTGGAAACGCTGGATGCTCCATTGCTGACCAGCACATCGACTTCGGCTTACGCTTTTGCGGGCATGAAATCGTTGAAGAAATTCCGGGCACAGAACCTGACCTATCTGGGAACGTATATGTTCTATGTGTGTTTTGTCCTGGAAGAGATTGATCTTCCCTCCGCGAACACGTTTGCGTACGGATGCCTGGATTATCTGCCGAAGCTGCAGACGATCCGGTTTGGCGCGGAAACGATCGGCAGCCTTGACCAGGCGTTTACCGCTAGTACTTCTACCGTCACGGCGATTATCATGGATCATCTGACGAACATCCCATCTATCGGTTCGCTAACCAGATTGCCGACTATGGGGAACGGAACGTGTAAGGTATATGTTCCCCGGGAGCTGGTGACTACGCTGCGTTCCGCAACGGGATGGAGCAATTATGCCGGGCAGATTCTGGCCATTGAGGATCACACGGAGCTGATGCCCACTTGGGGCGAGGAGGAAGCCCAGGGCTGATAAAGGAGGAGCGAGTGAAATGACGCTTTATGAAATGACACGAAGACTGACGACAGGGGAATTGGCAGGGTGGGCAGTGGTGCTGTTGATTATTCTGTTTTCCCTGATCCAGGTAAGCCCATTGAAGCTGAACCCCTGGGACAGGATTTTCGGTTGGTTTGGCAGAAAGATCAACGGAGAGATGAGAGATCAGCTGAAAGAGCTGAAGAAACAGGTGAGTGACCTGTGGATCAATAACCACAGACAAAGCATACTCGCGTTTGCCAGAGAGTGCCGGGCGGAAATCGATCATGACGCGGAAGAGTGGAACCACATTCTTTCTGTTGCGGATGAGTATGAAGTGTACTGCCAGAAAAATGTAGTCAGCAATGGCGTGGTTAAGGCCGACACGAAGTATATCCGTGATCTGTACCAGAAGCTGAGCCGGGAGCACAGGATTTGAGTAAACATCGGTAAAAAGTCAACTTTTGCGGATGATTGCTCAAATCTGTAGATCATGATATGATACTGCGAAACCGGGAGGGGGTGACTGAGATGACTATCCTTGTGGATATGGACGACACCATAGAACAACTGCTGAAAGCATGGGTAGCCAGGGCAAACGAGAAGTTTGGCAGGAGTGTTACCCTGGACGAAATCACCGATTGGAATGTCGGTAAGTCCTATACGGGCATCAGCCCGAAAGAGATCTATGATGTCACATATGAAAAGGGCTTCTGGGAAAGCATCGAGCCGATGCCCGGTGCCGCTGATGCTCTGAAGCATTTCATGGATGAAGGGCATGAGGTGTATATCGTCACGGCGACTGAACCAGAGCATGTGGAAGAGAAAATGAATGGCCTGCTGTTTCGGTACTTTCCGTTCATTTCCTGGAATCAGGTCATCATCACTAGCCGGAAGCAGTTGATCCATGGCGATGTTCTGATCGATGATGGCATTCATAACCTGGAGGGTGGCAAGTACAGGAAGATCCTGTTTACAGCCCCGCATAACCGGCATTTTGACGCGGAAGCAAATGGAATGACCAGGGTGGATACCTGGGACGAAGTGGTGGAAATCATCGACAATATGTAAATTCAACAGAATTCCGCAAAAACGGAAAACTGCTGAAAACGAACACAGTCAATCACGGCTGTGTTTTTATTTTGCCCTTTCAGGGCTGACGCCGCTATGTGCGGCAGAAAGAGAGGTTTATATGAACGCAAAATGGTGGAAGGCTGCTGGTATCCGGGCTGTGAAGACTTTCTGTCAGACAGCCGTGGCAACAATCGGTACGTCCGCGGTCCTGAGCGAGATCAACTGGCTGACGGTTGGATCTGCTTCTGTGGTTGCGGCGCTTCTGTCCCTCCTGACCAGTGTGGCTGGTCTGCCTGAGGTGGACGAGACGTGACCACGTACAAGCTGTTTCGATTGAAGGGCGGGAGATTGTATCCGCTCTTCGTCGAAACAGGACGTGAGATGAAGATGGGGGAATGGCTGGAGGCTGAAGTAGGGGAGCTGGTGGATGAAGGGCATGTCAGGTCACGCCTGGGGCCGCTGGCTCTCCGGCCTGGTTTCCATAGCTGCGAGGTTCCTTTTACTGACTGGATCGGAAAGAAAACTGGCAATGGCTCTCTGGCTCAGCGTCCGGACACGGTCTGGTGCGAATGTGAAGTGGAGGGCATGGGTCAAACCGTGACAAATCGTAACGGTTTGAAAGTGCTGCCGGATACCTGGTACTACTTTCGTACAAAACCCGGTCAGCCATACCCGTGGATCATCTCAAGACGAATTCTGATCAAACGAATACTGTCCCATGAGGAAGTAGAGAAAATCTGCCGGGAGCATGGGATTAAAGCACAGCCTGTTTGGGCTGGGAAGGAGTAACGGATGGCTAATAAGATTTATACCATTGTGAAGGATGGAGAGGAGCTGGACAAGCTCAAAACACTGCCTGCAGCAAAGCGACTGGCGGATGCTGAAGGTGCAGAAGTCTATACTGATGGGCAGTGTGTTTATCAGGGGAAGAAGGACGAAGAGGTGGAAAATGCTGCGACGCCAGAGAACGCCGGAACGGAAGAGGTCGAACAGCCTGATGAAGAAAAGACGGAAAGCCCAGATGAACAGCTGGCTGTGACTGAAGAGCCAGTACGGACGGTACAGGAAATCACGCGCTATCGGCTGAAAAACCTGATGAATGTCCGGATGAAACCGTCTATGGAAGCAGAAATCAAGACCACGAAACCAGCCGGGACGATTGTCAGGGTGTATGGTATTGAGGAAGACTGGCTGCATCTTGTGGATGGCACCTTTATCCTGTTCAGCGGTGGCAGATTCGCTGAGAGGGTATAAGTTAGATCATTTGTAACACTTATCGGCCCTCCGGGGCGTGGCTATTCCTCCGGAAGTACGGTAATGTACACACTGCAAGGAGCGAACGCCCCTTGAAAAACAAGGCAGGAGGACACCACGATGACAAGGTTTGAAGCGGAACTCAAGGGAGCCTACGGAGACTTCTGGAAGAAGCACGCAGAAGAAGAGATCAGGAAGATGGAAGAACGGATTGAAAACGACGAGATTCGAACCAACATCGGCGGGGGAGCCTTCTGGAGCAGCAACGGCCGGTACCTTCCTGAGGAACAGGCGATCATTCTTAGCAAGACGGATTTCCCTTTCAGCATCGAGGAAACGAACAGAGCCAGAGAAGCACAAAATGAATCCTTCCTGCAGAATTACCACCACGAAACCACTGTCGAGGAACGCTACGAGATGCAGACAGCCTTCGGAGCCGGAACCACAGTGACAAACGTTCTCACCGGCGAGCGGATTAGGGTTTAAGCCCTGCCGCTCATTTTGCTTTTTCAGGAGGAAACGAAAATGTTCGAAAAGCGGATTATGAGAGATGCTAACGGCTTTTATCAGGTGCAGATCAGGCACCTGCCTGTTGAGACCTGGCAGCCGAATGAAGGGTGGGGAACCGTGTATATCACCAGCATTTTCAATCATGCAAAGGAACGGCTTGAGCAGGAGCCGGGACGGGAGGTGTCGTGATGGATCCGGTAACGACCATCTGCTATGGACAGAAAAAGGTCTGGGGTGATCGCTGGGAGGCGGTGGAGTTTTTCAAAGAGGGAGCAGCAGCATGTGACGGTTCCGAAAAGGATCGTTACACAGCTATCCTGCTGAAACTGCTGGCGGGTGCAGATATGTGCACTGACGAAACCTGACCAGATTTAAAGATGACGATGCATCGGCTTGACGTGCCGGTGTTTTTTTTTTTGATGGGGGGATGCTGTTGATTCAGACGATTATCAGTGAGATGGGAAAGGGGAATTTCTCCTTTCTCATTTTGCTTGTTGGCGTACTTCAGTTGATCGTGATGATGATAAAGCGCCGCTGAAGGCGCAGAAAGGAGCAAGCATGTTAAATTTAAAGAAACTGCTGGAATCCGTCGAAGCCTGTCTCGGATGGCCATATGTGTCTCCGGGAAACAATAATGCCAGCGGTATCGACTGCTCTGGTTTGTTTGTTAAGGCCTATCAGGATCAGGGTGCGAGCATTTACCATGGCAGTAACAGTATTTACCGTAAATATTGTAGTGAAAAAGGGGAACTGAAGGACGTCAGTCAGCTGGTTCCGGGTATGGCGGTATTCAAATGGAATGCGAATACACCGGAGAAATTCAATGACGGGCTGGGAGATTTCCAGCATATCGGCCTTGTAACCGGCGTCAATCCACTCCGGATTGTTCACGCGTCTTCTGCTGTCGGATGTGTTACCACCGATACAAAACTAGGGAAATGGAAGTATTGGGGCAAGCTGAAGGATGTGGATTATGGCGCCTCTGCTACGCTGGAAAGCCCAAGCACAGAGGACGAAGGGGAGATAGTCGTACCTGTGGCAGAAACAGTGATCGGGTATATCACTGCTGACAAGGTGAATTTCCGCACCGGCCCCAGCACCAGCAAGCCCAGGATTGAATACCTGAGCACAGGGGATCAGGTTGAAGTGATCGGAGAAAAAGGCGACTGGCTGAAGTGTAAGGCGCTGGGTCGGGTGGGGTATGTCAAGGCTGGGTTTGTTTCGACGGAGTCCCTGGCTCCCTCTCAACCCTTACCTGCGGAGGACTACCAAGATGACAGGAGTGATCAGCCACAGGATAGCTGGCCGGACGAGGACAAAACAGTCTGGATCGAGGCGCCCAACGGCGGCCGTGTGAATATACGTTCCGGTAATGGCTTGAATTATGGCCGTATCACCTCTGTCCAATCAAAAACAGCCCTGCCTTACGTGGCCACTGCTGCCAACGGCTGGTATGCTGTAAAGGTGAAGAATTGCGTTGGCTGGGTAAGCCCGGAATTCGGTGTGCTAGGGGTGGGATGATGTTTTACCTTGTGAGGAAAGAATGGGATCGGCCAGACACTCAGATCGGTGCCTTTACCCTGTATCGGAATGCGGTGCTATGTGTTGACCTTGAGGAAGAGGAGTACTTTGTTTTCGATGAGGAAGGCAACCGGCTGTATCCGGAAGCCGAGGATAAGGAATAGAAGGCAATGGGGGAGTTATTGAGGCTCCCCCGGTTTTCTGTTTCCTGGGGCGCTGAGTACTGGAACGGGGTGAATTTGGCGGTTGTGGATGACTTCCGGAAATGGTATAATCTTTTGTTATCCTGATGTGCTCCGTTTTCCTTGAAATCTGGCCCTGCAAAGGGGAAGATAACAAAGAAGAAGCGGAACATGTTAAAGGAACTGGAGCCATCTTATCATCTTCTGTAGACGTTGAATTTTCAGGCGTTAACGATCGGAAACATGGGAAGATGCCAAAGATAACAAAGATGCTAACACGGGAGGGAACATGGAGAGAACAACCGAGCCAGAAAGAGCGTATGCGGTGCGCAAGTATTCCGAGGTTGATGATGCCCCGCCAAAGTGGCTGTGGTATCCCTATATTCCTTTCGGGATGATCACGCTTGTTTATGGTATGCCCAGTAGTGGAAAATCGACACTGCTTTCGGACATCATAGCGTCAGTTACGAGCCGAAACATGCTTCCTGATGGAAGCAAACTCGATTCAAAAATCAATGCGGTGTACCAGTGCGCTGAAGCAGGTGGAGCAGGAACAATCCGGAAAATGCTGGAAAATGCCGGTGCGGACCTGGACGCTGTATCTTTTGTTGATGGTGACTCTTTGACGATGTGCGATGGACGCATACAGCGTATTGTGGAAGAAACAGGAGCAAAGCTTCTTGTGATTGATCCCATGCAGGAATTCCTGGAGGCAAACATGTCTCAGGCGCAGTCATCAAGGAAGGAGTTGTCCGATATCGCACGAATGGCTGAAAACACAGGATGCGCAGTTGTATTTGTCAGCCATTTTACGAAAACCGAGAACAAAGAGGAAATCTATCAGGGCATGGGAAGCGCTGATATTGCGGCGATTGCCAGAAGCATCCTCCACGTCAGACGCATTGATCGGCTGTCATCAGTACGGTACATGAGCCAGGTTAAGTGTAACATTGCGCCTGAAGGCGGCGATTATGCCTTTGAAATAGTTGATCTTGGCGCTGCGAAATGGATAGGGCCGGTGGACAGATCCGAAATGGATGAGATCAACGATGAAGCCAAATCAAAACGCGGTGTTAAGCAGATTGCTGCGATAAAGGACTTACGAGAACTGCTGAAAGACGGGGATCTGGAAGCAAACGTGGCGCTGGAAAAAATGAAGAATATGGGACATAGCGTCGGGACGGTGCGGGCGATCAAGGAAGAGGCGGGAGTGAAATCAAACAAATTGAGTGACGGACCCTGGGTTTGGCATTTGCTGTGAGCTGATTTGTTAAGGAGGGAAGGAGCCATGAGCAGCCAGACGCTGTATGCTTTAGTTTATCTGGAAATCAACTTGATGGCGGTTGCGCTGATCGGGTTAATTCTGTATAAATCATCTGGCCTGTCCAGAATGGTTGCGCAGCGGAATTTCGCTATGACGATTCGTGCGGAGATGGTTTTCTTCCTGTCGGATACAGCAGCAGTGATGATCACATCCGGGCTAATTCCGTTCAGCGGCGCTGGTCTTATGGCAGCAAAAACAGTTTATTTCTTTTCCACAACTTTGATGTGTTTCTTCTGGTTTGTATATTTTGAGCATATGCAGGGATCCCCGTTCGTCCAGAACAGGAAGTCGATCTGGCTTTCCTCAATACTGGTCTGGATCATGGGGATCCTGCTTGTCATAAATCTCTTCACGGGGATCCTGTTTTATGTGGATGAGGCTGGTCAGTACCAGCGGGGAAAACTCTTTGCAATTCAGTATCTGCTCTCCTATATCTATGTTTTCTTCACATGCTTCCGGGCGTTCCTCGGTTTGTTTGACGAGAAGAAACGGTCTCAAAGAAAGCTGCTGAAAGCGCTGGCGTTGTTTCCAATCGCGCCGGCAGGGGCTGGAATTGTTCAGTTCCTTTATCCTCAGCTGCCGCTGGCCTGCGCTACGCTGTCTTTGGCTACACTTCTCATGTACATGATGTGGCTGGACGGCATGATTTCTGTGGATCCGCTGACCAGGCTGAACAACCGAAAACAGCTGACATATCATTACGAGCAGTGGAAATCGGATGAGCCTGCATACATTCTGATGATCGACGCGAATAAGTTCAAGCAGATCAATGATACCTACGGACACATCCAGGGGGATGCTGCTCTGGTCAGAATCGCTGATGCATTACGAATTGCCTGCTCAGATCTTCCCAAACGGGCGAACATTG